CATTTTTTGCTCCGATGCCCCCGGAATATATATCTACGATAATATAGGAACATATATAAGATTGCAAGAAAAACCCCGCAGGTGCAGGGTTTCGGGGTTATTTGGCCTCGCCCCAAGACGGTCCGATCTCTATGTCACACTTGGACGGTACTTCGAGTGGGACGGCGTTGACCATTACGTCGGCTACTGCCTGCGCTTCTTCAACACTTTTGACCGACATTGCTAACTCATCGTGAATTTGCAACATGGGCAGGATGCCTTGCTTATAAAGATCGACCATTGCTTTTTTGGTCATGTCCGCGGCAGATGCTTGGATCAACCTGTTCAATGATTTGTAGGTATAGGCGCGTTTAAGTCGGGTCGTGGGCCCATATTCGTCAACCGCTTCTTTATACGGCATTGCTTTGTTCATGGCGAACGTATCGGGTTCCCACAGATCGAATCGACATTTGCGTCCCAGCAGCGAGGTCAGCGAGCCGCCAGATGATTTCTCGTTCAGTCGATTCATCACCCCGGTCATCAAACCTTTAACGAACGGTACGCGGTCATGGTATTGCTTCGTCAGCTTTTTAGCTTCCTCCACCGACACGTCCAATTGCTCAGACATCTTGTTGACGCCCATGCCATAAATTAATCCTAAGTTAATTGTCTTTGCCTGCTTTCGCGGAATGTTAGCCATCTCTGCTACTAAGCTGTGGAAGTCAGTAGCTGGATCGTCGTTGTACGCTTTCACAAAATCGGCTGCACCTTCTAGCGGAACGCCTCGCGTTTTACCATATACATGCGCATAATGTACCAAGATGCGCGGTTCTTGTTGCGAGAAGTCAATGGCCGCCCACTGTTCACCTTCTTCAGGAAGAAACAACGAACGAATCATCGGACCCAGTTCAGGATCGCGGGCCGGGATTTGCTGCAAATTAGGATTGGACATGGAGATGCGGCCCGATACGGTTCCTCCATCGTCAGAGCGGATTTGATTGATATGGGAGTGTATTCGACCATCAGCGTGACAGTGCTTCATGATTGTATTGATGAAAGTGCCGGATGTCTTATTCAGGTTCCGAGCTTGGGTGACGAGTTGCGCGAGGGGATGCTCATGCTCTTGGAGGAAGAGTTTAGTGAAGCTAGGTGCGCCCTTTTCAGTGCGTGGGTAGTGGACTCCGACTTTATCGAACGCTTTGGCGAGCGACTGTGCAGCCCAGATTTCGACATTACTCCCGCTGATGCGCTTGATCTCCTTCAAGACTTCCCGTTCCCGCTTGAGCAGACTATCCCTCGTTCGCTCGACTTTCTCCGTGTCAACCCGAACACCACGCATCGTCATGTCAACAAGACATGGGAGGAGGTCAAGTTCGAGATTAGCGATAGGCCACAAGCCCTCTTTGCCAAGTTGAACGGAGAAGTAATTCCAGAGTTCGAGGGTAAGTTCAGCATCGCCCTCCGCATACGGTCCGACATACATGGCGGGCATCTTCCACATTTCTGCTTTCGGATCGACACCGAACTCCCGCGCCGCCTCCACTAGACCTTTTTCTGATTTAACTTTACCCAAGTGATCGTAGGATAAAGCGTTTAGGCTATAGCTAAATCTGTTCTCATCTAACAGGGAGGCAATAATCATTGTGTCAATGATCCGGCCATTCACCTGAAAACCCATCTGCTTTATCCAGCCCAGATCATATTGCGCGTTGTGCATGATCTTATCGGCAGGACACTCGAATACTTTTTTTAGCCACTTGTTGACTTGCTTTTCATCCAGATTGCCACCACCGAAGTGACGGACCGGAATGTACCCAGACCAATCATCTACTGCTATAGCGTAACCCACCACCTCACCATCACCTGTTGGCCAACCGGGACCGTGCTTCTTCAGGTTCGGGTCGCGTGTTTCAACGTCGATGGCTATCTTCTTCGCAGACGTGATGTCCGGAAGTTCTAGCGGAGGTATCCATTCACTTTTTGGAGCGAACATTGCCATTTGTAGTTTTGCCATTCTTGTTTTCCTTATGAGTGAACTCTGCCCCGAGGGCCGTGTATCCTGCTTTATCTAACCACGAATCAGTGTGGTCAATCGTTTCTATTAGACGGCTGGTCTTTACCCAATCCATCATCAAAGCCACGTGAGCCGCGGTGATTTTACCGTGTGACTCTATCGCGCCTTTTATAATTTCGTTCCAACCAACGGCAATCCTGTTGTGGTTGTGATGGGCATCACCATAATCCTTTGCGCGTTGCCCATTAATAAGCTTCTCTGCTTGACGCAGAAGTTCTTCTCGCTTCATTTTAATGTACCGTTTGATTGAGGGGACCGAACACGCACCATTCGTTTAGTTCTTTGTCCCAAGTGAGAGTAAGACCGGGCATCTCGTTATCTTTTATTAACGGGTTGTTCCAGTCTCGTTCAGAGATTTCTTGTTCAAAAACAGCGCCGTACTGGTCTTCAGCTTCTCGCATCATTTCCAGATACTGTTTAAATGTTATTTTTGTCATAGGTCATAGCTCCGTGATACATCTTCAGCATCTACTATATATAAGTTCTGCTTTGCACGTGTTACCCCCACGTAAAAAACCCGGTGTGTATCATCCGGGTTCTGTTGGAATTGTGTGTCCGCGGCTGGACTGAGGTCCGTGAACAGCACGACATTATCCGCCTCGCCACCTTTTGATCCGTGGATCGTGGACGCTGTAATACGGGGAACGCCATTAAACTTCTCGCCCCGACGTAACAGTGCCGTGACATAGGCACGGTCGGTAGCGGGCAGCTTATCCATAGCAACGGACCAGATCATATCTTTCGTAGCAAGCAAGCCGTGATCGGAAACTAATTTATCAAAAGTTAAAAGGTCTTCGTCCATTACACCCGGCAGCTTCTTATACCCACGTGTTACCCGTTCTCCTATCGACATGTAGCCAAACACGACACGTGCAACCTTGCCTGATATTTCTTTACCACGTCGCAGTTGCTCCCAACCATTGACGGCTTCGCTTATCTTTTCACTGATAGACCGTCTGCCGCGGTAGTTGAATAGGTAGCCGTTCGACTTTAGGTCGTGGGCCACGGGGGTTAATTGATAACCGGCCTGCGATAAAATCAGCCAATCCCCTTGCGCCATGTCCAAAGAATTAATAGTGGTGATGCGCGTCACATTGCCGGGCTCTTCACGAGGCTCGTATGCTTTTGGAAAGCGCCTGCCAATGCGACGCACGATATTCTCTGCTACGTTGTGAACATTCTTAGGTATTCGGTAGGACTGGGACAGTATTTCTGATCCACCGGGTAAGTTAATAAAATGGTCTACGTCGGCACCCGCCCATCGGTAGATGGCTTGATCGTCATCACCTGCGCAGTACATCTTCTTAGACTGACTGTCCAAAAGATGCGCTATGTCCCACTGTAGTGGGGACAGGTCTTGCGCTTCATCTAAAAAACACAGATCAAACTCCGGGCAGAACTGCGTACCACCTTTTGCAAACTGCTCCAGCATATCGGTGAAGTCATACAGACCCATGCTTTCTTTGTATTCCCGCAAGCATTTGTCAACAAAGTTAACCGTGGTCCAATCCTGTTCGATAGAGCTAATGTTGTATTGATCGCGCAGATCAACCTTCCGCAAGCGGGCCAAGTTAATTAAACCAAGAATAGGATCACTGCTGGCTACCATGCTAGGCACGTCATCATCTATCGACGTGTTCTTTTGCCCACCCAGTTCAACACCAATGGTGCGGCTAAGTTCGCGGTAGTTCTCTTCCTGCATCACCTGCTCTGGACGTATGTCCGACATAGTGAGCGCCAAACTATGCAGCGTTCGGAAGAATATTAAGTCTTCCTTGGGGTCCAGATTAAAACGTACAGCGGCTCGTTCTTTTGCCTCATTTGCCGCTTTTCTGGTAAAGGCTAGGAATGCAATGCGGTCAGGTGGTGTGCCTTCTTCCAACGCCTTGTCTACCATATTAAGTAACGTAGTTGTTTTTCCTGTACCCGGAGGGCCAAAGATTCTAAACATCCTTCTTTTTCTCCCTACTGTAAATCTGTTGCACTCGTTGTTTGGATATTCCCCAAAACTTAGCTACTGCGGTCATGGTCATCCTTTGCCTATCAATCATGTCTACAATGTCAGCGTCTCTCATTTTCCTCCAGTACGCCGTTAATAGTCTCGTCAAAACGGAGCCTCCCCCTGAGAGAACGAAGGTGTTTTTAAATCTACTTCAGTGCTATCAAAAGCAGGTATCTTCCAGACACGGACTGCGCGTCCTTTGATCTTCAATACAATACTGTCGCCGTTGATGTCTCTTAACCTCTGCGCAATCCTATGCGACTTGTACTCAAAGAATTTGTTTTTCTTTAAATAACTCTCAAAGTCCTTGAGCCTGAAGTAAGTAACTTCTTCCTCTTCATCGGTCCAAGGGCGGCGTAATAGTATCTCTTCTTTGTCCTGCGCCTGCTGTAGGTGGCTGCAAAACTCTTCAAGGTAATCGTAGAACTGACCACTGATGCTGGCGTCTTGTGATACTTCAATGATTGCGCTTTCGTTGTCGCGCATCTCAGTCATTAGGGTACTGATCCGGCCTTCCCATTGCTGCTTGGCAACGGATCGTGGCATGAAGTTAAGTTGCTCCATGCAGTATTTCTGAAATAGGGGTTGGCTCATCAGAGCCTCAGTGTCTAACTCCAGTGGTTCGCCGTTAACGTCCATAAACCAGACGGGAGGGGTAGAGTTATACTTGCGTAGGTTCGCTATCGTAGCGCCCGCTACAGCGGCTCCTATGCCGAATTTACGTGTGCGGCACAGTTCTTTGTTGCAATGCGCGTTGATCGGCGCATCTGAACACTTGTAGGCGTAGTCTTTGCGGTCTAGCTGCTTCGCAACTATGTTGACCTCTGGTAGTGGCAATGGCGGAGACAGGTACTCCATGTTGTAACGTAGGATTTCCGACTCGTAACTATCTGGGTATGCCTTGCGTAAATATACCCCGATGTTAAATAAACCATTATTTCTACCTCCCTCGCTAATGCGCTGCTTACAAAGTATCTGTAAACAAGGCGGTCCGTCCTTCATCAGGTCCGTTTCACCTGTGTCTACTATCTGTAGCTTAACGACTTCTTCGGGTGTTTGTGCATATTTTTCGTACAGGTCTATGAACTCATTTAGTTCAGCAGACGTGCCATCGTCTAGGATTGCATATCGCAGACCATTCTCGTGATCGTAGTACGGCAGGTTGAGAAAGTTTCCAACGTCACCACGGTCTAGGTGCAACTTAATCTGCTTTGGAAATATCTCACTCTCGCCATAACCAAGGGCCGCGGACATGTGTTGCAGAGACTTCTGCATGTCCTTTGCAGGCACCCATTCCTTTGAGAATAAAAAACAGTGGGCACCTCCAGACTTGGAACGGCATACTACTAAAGGTAATTTTAACTTTCTTATTTTATCAACAAGCATCTTATGGTCGAGTGGATACTGGTCCACATCAATACAACCCCACTTGCATTTGTTGTCTTCGTTGATTGGTATGATACCCAATCCACTGCCCTGACCAGACAGGTGGTTTTCCCAAAGCTTCTTCGTTTGGGGTTCACGTAGGACGCCAGCCTTACCTTTGGCTTTACCATTAGCGCCTGTGTTTTCTATTTTGAAGTAGCCGTGGGCTTCCTTCAGGCCATCGAATATGGCCATAAATTTTTCTACTGACATTGGTGCCCCCATACGGAAAAAAAGCGGCAGGGCACTAAGTACCCCGCCGCGTGACTATTAAAACGGTGTTGATTTACCGGTTTCTTCGTCATCCGTATGTTTCACCACAACATCGCCTGCGGTGATGCTCTCTGCAAATCCCTTTGCGCGGGAATACAGAGCGCCATCCTCAATGACACCTTCGCAGGACATTTCCCAACCGTGCCACGAACCCTTGGAGTTTTCCTCAGATACCGTTTTAAGGTGGTAGATGTGGCTAAAGCGGGGCGGTGTAAACGGCCCGTTCTGACCTTGCATTGAGCGAGACGCCATCATGCTGTTCCACTTTCTGCTCTTTTTAAGCTGTGTGGATTTCATTGCGATGAGGGCGGTCTCGTATGACCCGTCATCGTTGAGTAGAAGGACAAAGTGTTGGTGGGTCTCTTCGATGTAAGACCCATCACCATTTGCAACATATTCCTTGTTGTCATCTGGCGAACGCTCTGTCTTTGGACGTTCTTCTCCCGGTTCATAAATTGCCATGGGCGCACCGCTTCCGCTGCCACGCGGAGCCCACTGGATAAACCTACGTTGGTAAGCGCAAGGTACTACTCGAACCCCATCCTTACCTTTGTACGGAATACCAGTAACAGTGTTGTATATATCACCCTTACGTGCCGTTTCATTTTCGTCCAACACAGGATCGTTACCCGACAAGACTTTAAGGAATGGAAGAGCTAAGTCTTCAGTCCCCATATTGTCCATGCCTGCTCCGGCATCCTGTTCCATCATGGCAGGATTAAATACTGCCACATCTTTTTTGCCTGCTTCGGCTACTTCGCTTTTCTTAGTCATTATTTTTTACCTCGTTTAATTACTGCGCGTTGACCTACCCATGCTCCGAACAACTCCATCGGAAACTCCTCTCCTGTTTCGCAACGTTCTTTGACAAACGCACGTAACGTTTGAGGATGCACCTCAGTTTTTTGTTCTGGAATAAACCCTTGCTTTTGCGCAAAAGCAGCAAAGGCACCCGCTTGATCGTCCTCTCCACGGCCAAACTGACACAAGACAGTATTTTTAATAATGTCATCGTGCCCATGATCGCGTAGCCAATCGTAGGCTTCTGGACGTTTATCAACGAGAATGGACGCACCATAGGTTTGCTTAACCTCGACGGTTGATCCGTCATCTAGTGCAAAGGAAGACATACCGATCTCTGCAAGCATCGAAGGCATCTCCTCATCCGTTAACTTCAAAAGCTCCTTCTTCTGCTCTTTAAGCGTTTGCTCAAGATCAGAAATTCTTGCTTCTTTATCACGGATTGTTCTGGCCAACGCGGCTACCGAAGTAAGCCCTTGCTGGTCAATTTTCTCAACAGATGTAGCATTCGTTTGTTCAAAGTCCTGCTCCATCAATCTTTCTAGGTCACTCATCGTGTTTCTCCTTTCGTGGTTAAAGGCACCTCTTTGGGCCTTGACAATTACAGATATTATCTTATACAATATGAAAGTCAAGCGTTTTTAAAAAATAGGGGCAAGAATGCAAAGTTACGAATATGAGACCCAACCATATGAACACCAGCGAACTGCTTTTGAAGAGTCGTGGGACGCGGAGTTCTATGCGTTACTCATGGAAATGGGGACAGGTAAATCCAAAGTAGCAATCGACACGATGGGCGCGTTGTATGAAGAGGGCAAAATTAAAGCCGCTCTTATCGTTGCGCCAAAGGGGGTCTATGACAACTGGGTAAAAGGTGAAGTACCAATACATTTGCCAAAGCGTATCCCCCGTCACATTATGCGATGGATTCCCGCAAAGACCCAGCGTTTTGAGACTGATTTAAAAGATTTTATCGTGGACCGTGATCCTATATTAAAAGTGTTTGTTATGAATACAGAGGCTTTTTCATCACCACGTGGCACAGAAGCAGCCGTAGCATTTTTGTATCAAAACCCAGATAA